GCAGGGAATACCTCGGCGGCTTCTGCGCGGACGATTGCGATCTGTTCCTCGGTCAGCACCCGCTTGACCTGCCTGCACGCCTCACTGGAAAACTGAACGCGCTTTGCCGGATTTTTATAGCACAGGTCATTCTCGATCGCGGTTTCAAAGATGTCTACCAGACACAGCCGGATTTTCTTGAGGTGCGATTCGGAGAGCTTTTTGTGCTTTGCGGCAAAGGTCTGTACGTCAACCGGTCGTACATCGGTCAGTGCGACGGTGCCGAAATACGGCTCCAGATACAGCCGCACGATTTCCTCATAGGTGTGATAGGTGTTGTAGCTGACAAACGGCTGCTTGTAGGTCATGAGCCACTTGCGCGCCCACTGGGCGAAGTTGTAGCTTTTCCGGACAAAGGCTTCGCCGGTCCGTGCGGATACCTCGGAGGCCACACGAAACTCCTCAGCTTTCTTTTTTGCATCGGCAAGGCTCACCGTGCTGTAAAACGACTTGCGCACCGGCTTGCCGTGAATGTCGCGGCCGAGCGTGATCTTGTATTCGTAGCGGTTGTCCTTGCGTGTAGGTTTTTTTCTCGGCATAAAAATAACCCCTTTCTTACCGTAAAAAAGTATGGTAAAATAGGGGTACTGATGTAACGGCTCAATGTTTTATCAGTACCCCATGTCCCGCTCTGGTGTTGGTAGCACCGGGGCGGGATTTTTTATGCGTTTAACCGGGTCGAATTCGACCCCTTTATTTTTTCTCGAGTTTCACAGTCGTGGTGACGCCCATAGCAGATACGCTGTAGCTGATCTGTCCGTCCTCGTAGGTGAACGTCTTTGTTTCGTCCGGAGAGGCGAGGAGCGCGTTTGCGGTCTGCTCGGTGTCGTTGGCAGAATCCCAACTGTACGGCTCATCTGCTGTGGTCGGAGCCTCGAAGCTGCCCGCCCAGTACAGCGCGGTGGTGTCCGGTGCGTTCCAGTTGACAGTGATCGTGTCCGCCGTGATTGTGGCGGTCTGGTAGCTGTCCTCGCTGTCACTGTTCACCTGCACCCATTCGCCGGTCAGATCGGGCGGCTGCGGTGCTTCCTCCTGCTGGGTAGCAGCGTTGGCGTCGGTGCTACTCGATGCGTTTCCACCGCAGGCTGTGAGCGGCAGTGTCAGCATGAAGCAGGCGAATACTAACGCTAACATTTTCTTTTTCATATTCAGTTCTCCTTAAATTTGATCTACGGTGCGAATGACTTTGATTACACGGCCGACAACACGGCATTTCTCCAAATCAGAGCCTTCGACCCGTTTCGGTTTGAACTCCGGATTGATCGGAACCAGCTCGAGCCAGTCTTCGCCGGGCTTGTAGTTGATTCGTTTTACTGTGGCCTCGCCGTCACCCAGCAGCATAATGCCGATCCGGCCGGGAACCTCCATGTCGCTGCATCTCAAACAGAGAATGTCGTCGCCGTCCTGAAACTGCGGGTACATACTGTCGCCGCTGATGGTCGCCAGGAAAAAGTCTTCCGGTCGTCGGCGGCCTATCCATTCAGCAGGAATGGTTCGCAGTTCATAGGCATCATCGGGTGTCGCATCGAAGTGTGCGGCCACCGGGCCTGCGTAGTGAACTGTAACAAGCGGATTGTCCTCAGGTTCACGTGCATTGACCTCACGAAGTGTGCGGGCATTATCCAGATGAAAAAACGGTTCCGATACATTGCCGAGCAGATAGTCACTGCTGACATCAAACAGTCTTGCGAAATTAGAAACCACGGTGATGATTGGCTCCTGCAGACCGTTTTCATATCTGCTGATCGTGCTCTTGTTCAGGCGGCCGCCAAAACGATCATTGTAGGTTTTAGCAAGGCTTTCGAGAGAATATCCGCTTTCGGTGCGCAAATCTTTTAATATTTTACCAAAGTCAGCCATAATAGCTTCCTCCTTTTGAATTTATCGTATCACATACAATTAAGAAAATCAATATGGAAATTTGCGTTTTCGATAACAAAATTAAAAATAGTTATTGACAACGCAACGGCAGGGTGTTATAGTCTTGTTATCGAAAACGCAACGAAGGGAGGAGAAGCCGATGGTCGAGAAGAAGAAACTCATTCACGAACCGTATAACAAATTCAAGGGATTTATGCGGGAAAACGGTATCATTTATTCGCATATTGCCGAACTACTCGGTGTCACACCGACGACTGTTTCACAGAAGGTAAACGGTCAGTCGGATTTCACTGTCAGTGAGGCAGAGTTGATTATGCGGGAATACCATACGGACATCAAAATTTTTTTGCCCTGAATGTTGCGTATACGATAACAAAGGGAGGTGAACATCTATGGCAGTACCCACCACCATCATCACAAAGCTGGACGAGCTGGAGCTGCTTTGCGAGAAGTACCCCAGCAAAATCCCGATTGAGGAGTGCGCAGCGTTCCTCGGCATGGCGGGCGAAAGCCTGCGGGCGTGTCTGGAGCATGGTTCCTGTCCGTTCGGACTGGGCTGGCTCAAGAAAAATGCGCACAACCGCGCATTTTACATTCCGACATTGACCTTTTATCTCTGGGTGACGCAATCCGCAGGGTTCAAGAACAACAAAATTTAGAAAGAAGGAAATCCAATGCAAAACAACAACTTCGCAGAGACCCTCGCCTCGGTCGCATCCGAGTTCGGCGTAGAGGACACCGCAAAGCACGGCCGCGGCATCAAGCCGAGCAAGCGCCCGTACTTCCGCTGGACAGATGAACAGCTCGAGCAGTTGGCAACGCTGCGCGACGAGGGCAAGTCCGCGAACGAGATCGCGGAGGCGCTGGGCGTATCCCGCGATAAGGTCATCACCAAGCTGGCCGCCATGGCAGCACGTCAGCGGGCAAAGCCGGAGGCAGTGCGCGAGCAGATCAAGCAGGCCGAGCAGGAGCTGAGTACCGAACCGGTACCCGAGGCCGAGGCAGAGCCGGAGCAGGAAGCTGAAACCGAGCCGTCCATCGAGGCCGAGCCGGAACCAGAGCTTAACCCAGTGTCGCAAGACCTTAACCCAACTGATGTTGACATCGACCGCATGATCTTCACGGCGTTCGACAACGTAGTCGGCAAGGTAGATGATTTCGTCACGATGTCCGGCTGCTGGCGCAAGGTGCTGACGACCATCGAGAAGCAGTTGAACGAGCTGGCATATCTCGTTTGGGAACACCCGAACACAGAGGAATCGGTCTGCCAGATCGCGGCAATCATCGCGTTCGACGAGCTCAAGGCATGAAAAAACCGCCCTCGGAAAGGCAATTCCGAAAGGCGGCAAAGAAATGTATTCAACCACATAATAACACGAACAGGAGAGATTTTCAATGGTAAAGATTATCTGTACAGAAAACGGCGACAACAACCGCACGGAGATTGCGCTGGGCGGCGACATGGATCTGGTAGTCAGCCAGATCGGCTACGCTATCAAGACCATCTACACGAACGTGCGCGAGCAGGACCAAAACGCAGCCGAGGAGTTCCGCGTCAAGCTGATCCGCGCGATTGCAAGCAAAGGCACGCCGACGTGGAGCACGGAGCCGTGCGAGGACGCAACGCTCGATGCAGCACTCGTCCGCAAGGGCGCGAAGCTGACCGGCGATGACATTGCCGACCTGCTGCGCCGCGGCACGCCGACGAACATCGTCAAGGCTTTGCTGGAGGAGATGTAACCATGACCGACCCCATCAAGATCACCTCGCTCGAGGCCGAGAACGTCAAGCGCGTGCGTGCGGTGCAGCTGCACCCGAGCGCAACCGGCCTGACCATCATCGGCGGGAACAACAACCAGGGCAAGACCTCGCTGCTGGACACGATCGCATGGGCGCTCGGCGGCGACCGCTTCCGTCCGTCCATGGCTACCCGTGAGGGCAGCACCATTCCGCCGCACATCAAGGTCACGCTGTCCAACGGCCTGATCGTCGAGCGCCGCGGCAAGAACAGCGACCTCAAGGTCATCGATCCATCGGGCAGCAAGGCCGGACAGCAGCTGCTGAACGCCTTTATCGAGCAGCTGGCACTCGATCTGCCGCGCTTTATGCAGGCGAGCGACCGCGAAAAGGCGGACACGCTGCTCCGCATCATCGGCGTGGGCGAACAGCTTGCCGCACTGGAACGCAAAGAGCAGGAGCAGTACAACGAGCGCCTTGCCATCGGCCGCATTGCCGACCAGAAAGCAAAGTATGCGAAAGAGCAGCCGTACTGGCCGGATGCACCGGACGAACTCATCTCCGCAAGTGACCTCATTCGTCAGCAGCAGGCAATCCTTGCACGCAACGGCGAGAACCAGAGCAAGCGGGCGATGGCAAGCCTGCTCGAGCAGCAGGTGAGCACCCTGACCGCGCGTGTGGATGAGCTGCACCGTCAGCTGCAAACCGCCGAGGACGAACTTACCGCCAAGACGGCTGACCTTGCTACCGCACGCAAGACCGCCGAGCAGCTTGTGGACGAGAGCACCGAGGAGCTGGAGCGCAGCATTGCCGACATCGAAACCATCAACGCCAAGGTGCGCGACAACCTCAACCGTGAAAAGGCCGAGGAAGATGCCCGCGCCTATCAGCAGCAGTACGACAGCCTGACCGCCGACATCGAACAGCTCCGCGAGGACAAGCGCGCGCTGCTGGACGGCGCCAAGCTGCCGATGGAGGGCCTCGGCGTGGCAGACGGTGCACTGACCTATCACGGCCAGAAATGGGATAATATGTCCGGCAGCGAACAGCTGCGGGTGGCGACCGCCATTGTGCGCTGTCTGAAACCGCAGTGCGGCTTCGTGCTGCTCGACAAGCTGGAGCAGATGGACCTCGGCACGCTGCATGAGTTCGGCGCGTGGCTGGAGAGCGAGGGCTTACAGGCCATCGCAACGCGCGTTTCGACCGGTGACGAGTGCTCCATCATCATCGAGGACGGCTATGTGCAGGGCGAGGAACAGCCTTTGCCTGACGAGCCGCAGAACACATGGAAAGCAGGTGCATTTTAATGCAAATCATCCGCGGAAAACAGAAAACCGCGCTCAAGGTTGTCGTGTACGGTCCGGAGGGCATCGGCAAATCAACGTTTGCCGCACAGTTTCCGAACCCGCTGTTCATCGACACCGAGGGCGGCACCAAGCACATGGACGTCGCTCGCACGCCTAAGCCGACCAGCTGGGTCATGCTGCTCGGTCTGGTCAAAGAGTGCATTGCCGACCCGAGCCTGTGCGGCACGCTCATCATCGACACGATGGACTGGGCGGAGCTGCTGTGCAGCCGCTATGTCTGCGACAAGGCACAGAAAAAGAGCATCGAGGAGTTCGGCTACGGCAAGGGCTACACCTATCTGATGGAGGAGTTCGGCGCCCTGCTGAATACGCTGAACGAGCTGGTCGAGCGCGGTGTGAACGTGGTTGTCACGGCGCACGCCAAGATGCGCAAGTTTGAGCAGCCGGACGAGCTCGGCGCATACGACCGCTGGGAGATGAAGCTGTCCGCCAAGACCGCGCCGCTCGTCAAGGAGTGGGCGGACATGGTGCTGTTCGCCAACTACAAGACGTTCGCCGTCAAGACCGAGAACGGCAAGACCAAGGGGCAGGGCGGCGAGCGCCGGATGTACACCACCCATCACCCGTGCTGGGATGCCAAGAACCGCTTCGGCCTGCCCGGCGAAATGCCGTTCGACTATGCCGGAATCGCCCATATCATCGGGGACGAAAAAAATATTCGGTCAATTACTGAACCGAATGAACCGTTTGTGGTCAATTCTGCGGACAAAACGCCGGATAAGTGTAAGGACGTTTCCGATGCACCTGCACAGGCGGCAGTAAGCGAACCGGCGAAACCGGACGGCACCGTGCCGGACATTCCGGCAGGTATCCCGCAGGCGCTGCGCGACCTGATGCAGGCCAACAACGTCACCGCGACCGACATTCAGACCGCCGTTTCCGCTAAGGGATATTTCCCGCTCGGCATGGAGATCACCGACTATCCGGCGGATTTCGTCAACGGCTGCCTGATCGGTGCGTGGGATCAGCTCTATCAGGTCATTCTGAAAGAGCGCAAGGACATTCCGTTTTAATCAAGGAGGACAATTCTTATGAACGACAACATTCTGGATCAGGAGCTCGGCTGGGAAGACGAGATCGAAAACGAGGGCAGTCCGCGCCGTGTGCTCGAGCCGGGCGAGTACCCGTTTACCGTACTGGGCTTTGAGCGTGCCCGCTACGCCGGCAGCGAAAAGGTAGCGCCGTGCAATCAGGCGATCCTGCACCTGCGTGTGGATGCGCCGGACGGCGAGAGCGAGATGAACGTCAACCTGTTTTTGCTTAAGCGCTTTGAGTGGAAGCTGTGCCAGTTCTTCACGTCCATCGGCCTGCGCCAGCACGGCGAAAAGCTGCGTATGAACTGGGCGGCTGTCACCGGCAAGACCGGCCGCTGCCGCATCACCAAGCGTACTTACAAGGACAAGACCGGCGCAGACCGCGAAACCAACGATCTGGACGAGTTCCTCGACCCGCTGGGTGCTCCGTCCATGCAGCAGGCGGGCGGCTTCACGCCGGGAGCATTCTAATATGGAACTGCGACCGTATCAGCAGGCGGCGCGTGAAGCGGTCGAGAACCGCTGGGAGCAGGGTGACGACAGCACCCTGCTTTCTATTCCCACCGGCTGCGGAAAGACTGTCATTTTTGCGAAGATTGCCGAGGACAGGGTACGGCAGGGCGACCGCGTGCTCATCCTCGCGCACC